AGCGCGGGGAGCTTCCAGGCGAGCAGCGGCGCCTGCGGGTGCAACGCGATGCTGGCGGCGGTGATCGTGGTCTGCGCGTAGCCGACGGTGACAACGTACAGCCCGACCCACCCGCCATCCACCGGTGGGGTCGCTTGCAATCCGGTGGCCGCTGGGGCGCCCGGTTTCATTTGCAACTGGACACGCTGGGACCGCAACGTGTTCTGCGCGGCGCCGGAATTGGCGGGACCGCTGTATGGCTGCGCCGGATTGGCGGCATTGTAGTAGGGCAGCACGACCGGGTTGGTGTCGGACTCCAGCAGTGCGGCCTCGATGAGGTAGTTGATCGACTGGCCGGACGTGGTGGGTGGGCTCGGTGTAAACGGGGTGGGCGCCAGGTTGACGCCCATCTTGACCAAGGGGCTGACGTCGTCCGCGGGCAGGGAGCCGAAGGGCAGGGGATCGACGACGGAAAACTGAGCGATGCTGCCCGGCCCGATGTTGATCGTCATGGAGGCGGGCGTTGTGGGCGTGCAGGCGAGACCGTCTGCAACGGTGCCGGTGCCGAGAGTCGCCTGCGCAAGATAGCCAAGCGCAACCATGGCGTTCCGGTTGGTCGACAGCAGGTCGGTGTCGAGCGGGATGCTTCCGGGATAGACCAGGTTTCTGTCCATTGCGTCCTCTTTGCGGTGCCGGGGGCACGCTCAATTGGTGATTTGCAGCCAGCCGATCGTGGCGATGGGGAGCACGCCCGCCGTGGCGGCGGCGATATCCGCGTCGGTCACCTGACCTTGCAGCATCGCGAGATTGCCGTATTCGAGTGCGCCGGCGTTGTAACCGCCGCAGCCACTGCCCCAGCCGGCCACAAAGGCGATGCCGGAGCCGATCGGCCGATAGGCCGTTACGAACACCTGGAAGGGAAGAATGAGGCTCCCCCAGCCGCCCGCCGCGCCGTAGGCCAGCCCGGACCAGCCGCCGGCGGTCGTGCCATAGGCTCCGGTGTCGGTCGCGCGAGCAGGCTCGAACACGACGGGAGAGCGGCCGGTGAGATCCTCCAATACGGACACGATTGCGGCTCGGGTGCCGCGCTCGCGGAGCAGTTCGGCCAGAATTCGCTGCCGAAACGGCCCATCGGCCTGGCCGGGCGTGCGGACAAGCCGCCTGCCAAAGTAATCGCGGGCGATTACGTCAAGCCAGACGTCGCTGGCGGTGGCGATGCGTGTTTGCGTGATGACGTATTGCAAGCTTTGGTAGAGCCACGCCCAACCGCAGCCAAGGCCGGCGAGCACGCCATCGAGCAGCGGGGTGTCGTCGGCAAACCATCCTCTGGGCAACACGGCCTTTAACCGCGCCACCATGTCAGTCTGATCACCGGTCATGTCAGTCAACCGCGACGGTTCCGGCTTTTACCACACCGGAGGCCGGCGGAACCAGGTCGGCGGTGGCGCCATTGATCTGGAGCTGGCTGACGTTTGTCACCGCCGGCGACGCGGCATAGGCAAGCTGGGCGATTCGCGTGAGGGCAAGCGGCGCCCCGATCGGCAGTGCATCGATATAGCCGGCGATCGCGTTCGCAACCGCGGCCGAGACCGCTTGCTGTGAGGCAATGGACGATAGCCCCAGCGTCAGGCCGATATTCGCCTGCACAACGCTGGGGGGCTGCACGGTGAAGATCGAGCCCACCGGTCGTACGGCTTCGATCGCGGTGCTGACGGTGCTGAGCAGCGACGACGGAGGCGATCCGGAACCGTCGTCCACGGTCACGACAAAGCTGCCCATCTGCGAGATGCCGGCGGGGTTGATATTCTCCTGGATGGCATACACCAGGCCTTGCTGGACGCTGGCGACCGCGTAGCCGACAGCATCAGGCGTGGCCCGTGACCGGCTGGCGATGAAGTTGCGAAACCGCGAGCGAAGCGCGTCGTCGGACTCCGCATTCAGCCCATTCTGGGATGGCGCGGGGTTCGTCACCGTGTCGATGCCGGGCAGCGCCGATGCGAGCATGGTGATTGCTCCGGCCTGAACGTTGCCAGCCGTGCCGGCGACCTCGGCGGCGATCGGAACGCTCAGCGAGGCGACCCCCGCCGCAACGGTATAGGCGTTCTGAGCCGGCGACCACGCAGGATTGGTCGGGTCGACGGTCACTGCGAAGGTCTGCGAGCCGTCAGCCGTGCGCACCAGGGCACCCGCGGGGATCAGTGCCTGCGCTGTCGCTGTGTAGCGCGAAAAGGCGACGATCCCCGCAGCCGCGCTGGCCGGCAGACGTTGCAGCGAAAAATCACCCATCCAACTGTCGAGATCGGTGCCGCTGCTGGTTGCCGCCCTGGTCATTTGCAAGACCTGCAGGATCAGCCACTGCAGCCAAAGGGCAACGGATGCGTTCGCTTCCAGAATCGCACGCAACGCCGAGCCGACAGTGAGATCGACGAGTTGGGACGCCGCCGACTGCACCGCGGCAGCCATGGTCTGCACCAGCGTCGTGAAGGTCTGAAGCGAAAGCTGCATGAGTCACCCGCCGATGGAGAAGGACAGGAGCTGCGTCTCGCCCGTGGGCGCATCGACGTAGCGGATATGGACGTAGACGGTCCCGACTGCGCTGTTCGGTGGCACCTGCACGTCGATGACAGGCTCCGGCGTTCGGGCTACGGCGGATTCCTTGAAGATCTGACTGCGAATGACGGCCCTGATCTGCGAGGCATTGGCGGGCTGGCCAACGAAGCGGCCCAGGCCGGCGCCATAATCAAGTTGCCAGATGTAATCGCCAGGGTTGGTCAGCAGTCGCCGCAGGACGCGCTGCTGGACAAGGGTTGTGCCCGAGGCAAGCGCGAGATCGCCGGTCGGACCGGCGAGGAGGTCGGAGCCCCATTGCTGCGACAGATCGCTCATCTGGCCTAATCCTGCTGGTTCGGCGCTGAGGTTGTTCCGCCACGAGAATCGATGTGCGTGTGCCCGTCATAGTGACTGCGAAGGCGGGACAAGGGACCCTTGGAGTCGTAGACGTCGCCGCCGACGTGCAGATCACCCTGGATCTGCACGGTGCCGTCGTTGCACAGCTTGAGGAAGCTCCCGGTCTGGTGCACGAGCCAAAGTTCGCCGGCTGGTGTCGCCGGCGGCGTCTGGGTGTTCGAGAACGTCCCGCCGATGATGACGCCGTGCTGGGCGTCGCCCTCCTGCGACAGGACCACGACCTGGCTCCCCGGTGAGGGTGGGCAAAACATTCCCCACCCGGCGCCCGTCCACGCCGTCAGCAGCGGCAACCAGCCGCTCAGCACGCCTTCGGGCTGCAGCGTGACCCGGGCTGTTGCGGTCCCTGGATCGACCGATGTGACCAGGCCGAACCGGGGCTGTGCGTGGCCCTGGTCCAGGATGCCCGCATGAAGTTTGAGAGCGTTGACGACGCGGTCCATCGGTTCACGCTCCGCTTCCGTTACCAAGACCTGACAAGCCGGCGGCACCGCCGGCAGACGACACGTTCTTTGCCCGGACACGCTGGACAAACCCGCATCCGACGCCGATCCGTCGCTCGATGGTGTCAACGAAATAGCTTTGGTCGAATGCCGTGCCGGTTCCGTTCAGCGCGATCATGCTGCGGGGCGTCAGCGTAAGCTCGCCGGGCATCGTCAATTCGATGACCCGCTCATGCTGAGCCAGCTCCGCCAGTTTGCGCTGGGCAAGATTGAGTGCCTGGTCCGGCGTGAGATTGGGCTGCACGAAGACGTAGCTTTGCGCCGTGCCGGAGCCGGCGAGCGATGCTGTTTCCGCGAACGCCGTCTGCTGACGGACGTTCCAGCTTTTCACCGTCACCGTGATGCCCCGCGCCAGTGTCAGGCAGCGCTCCATCCGCAGATCCACCAGGTCGGTCGGCGCCACGGACAGGACGACGTCGGGCGTCACGAAGGCGGGCTGGAAGTTCAGCGAGGTCCCGCTGACGAAGACATCGAACCCCTCCAGCCTGGCAAGATTGCAGAGCAGGTCCCATTCCGTTGTCATGAAGCTGAACTGGTCGAGCGTGATCTGATCGTGCTCGTCTTGGTAGTAGCGCCCGACCGGCGTTGTGGTGGTACGGACATTGGCGGCAAGGCCATGGCGTTGGGCGAGGATCGTGGCGATCTCGCTGGCCGTGCGGTTGGCAAAAGCTTCTTGCGTCCCGGCCTCGATCAGCGCCGCGCTCAGGTCGCGGCCCTCCAGGTGCACCAGCCCGGTCGCGGGGTCCAGCGAGACTTTGTCCACCGTTCCACGAATGAGACTGGTGAAACTGGCGCCGCCGTCGAGGCTGAACTGGATATCGACCTCGATGTCCTCCGCCGACGCCCAGAAGGCGCCGCCGAACACCGGATCGCCGGCCAGTGCCGCGGTTGCCCTGAAGCGGTCCGCCGCGTAGTGGTTGTTGGAGGTCACCTCGGCATCGGTGACGGAGCCCAGGACGGCCCCGTTCACCAATGCGAGCAGGCGCGGCGCGCGGGACCGCGACGTGAACTCACTGAGTGGCAATGCCGCCGCCTGCGTTGGTGTTCACATCGGGAATGCGCAGCGTTGTAACGCCGGACAGCATCGGGTCCTGCAGCCTATTCAGCTGGGCGATGCGGATCCATTGGGTTGCATCGCCGAGCTCCGTGGCGGCAATCCTGAACAGGTTGCCGCCCGCTACCGTGATTGTCTTCATGGCGTCAGGTGCTCGCGTTCGCCAGATTGGCGGAGGCTCGGCCGAGATACGCCTGCGCGGCTGCAAGGCAGGCAAGCTGCTGCGCCGTTGCGGTGGCTGCCGCCAGGGTCGCAATGCCGGCCTCGGCTGATACGACGCCGAAGGTGAGATTGGCCATCGTGGTCTCCTGGGACTGCACCGCTCCACCGAGACTGGTTTGAGCGGCAGTCAGGCTCGATTGCGCGGCGGTGTAGGCACCGGTCTGCTGCACCGTCGCCTGCGGTACCGCGAGCGCGGCTTGGGCGCCGGACAGATCGACACCGGCGATCACCGCCATGGTTGCCGCGGTGGCGACATCCGCTACGGCGAGGACCGCCAGCGATGCGACGGCATCGATCAGCGCTGCGGTTTCATCGCGCACGACCGTGCAAACAAGCCGGAACGGAATCCACCAGCCATTCTGATAGTCGGCGACAAACTGGCTGACCACGACGGTGTAGAAGGCCACGTCCCAGGTCAGCGGGATCGGCAGGCCACTCGCGCGCAATTCGTCGATGGCGCATGCCCGCGGCATGGCGTCCGCGCCCGAGAAGATGCCGCAGAACGCGATCTCGGCGTCGTCCCGGCCAAGCGAATCCACGACGCGCGCACCGCCGACCAGGCGGTGGACGGCAAGCTGTTGTCGGCCGCCGAAGCTGACCCCGGCGGGTACTTCGAAGTCTTGAAAAATAACCGGGCCGAGGACGAGCGTGGTATCGGACATTGTGACCTCTCGCGCGGCGTTGGTCGGCCGCAGCCTGTTGGCACCGCGACCGCGCGCTCAGAATCCCGTCGCGGGACCGGCCCAGCCAGGGGTCAAGCGCGGATCGACAGCGGCGATACCGGACGGTGGCCGAACCAGCTGCCGTTCAAGATGGCGCGTGACCCAACGTCCGAGCACCGCGCCGTCGATATACAGATCGGCCTGGGTTGGCTGTGGGGCGGCGGTTTCGGGAAGCGTCGGCGGCCCGACCAATTCACCCCGGTTATCCGGCACATCGGATGGCGGCTTCGTCGCCGGCGTCGGCGCGGCTGGTGCGGATTGCCGTGGGATTGGCATGATTTCGATCGATGGTACCGGCGGAAACGAACCGACCGGGGCGCTGGGTTGATCCTTGGCGGGCAAGGTTAGAGCGGCCAACCGCACCGCCTCTGGCCGCTGCGGAGGCGCCACGGGTTGTTTTGCTGCAGCGGCGCGACCCGGCGGCGGCGGCGGCGGTTGGGTTGCTGTAGCGGCTGGTGCCGGTGGTGCCGCTCGCTGCGCCGCTGTGGCGACCGGTCCCGCTGGGGGCGAAGCGCGGGTGCCTTCAGTTCGCTCGGGCAGGATACGGCGGGCTAGCAGGGCAAGCGCCTCGGGCTGAACGGCGCGCGCCGGAACGGGAGGGGCCGCTGCCGAGGTCTGTGACGGGGACGGCATGGTCGTCGCAGCGGAAGGCGGTGCCATGACCGCTTGCGTGGTCTTGCCTGGCGGCCGGCCCTCCGAACGAGCGGCAGCGGGCAGTGGCGGAGCGGTC